TATAAAAAATGACGATGCTTTAATTAAAATGGCGGGTATTATTCAACGTGCTATGAATACTAGAATGGCCGATGGTGATGAATTATTATCTGATGAAGATAAAGAAATGCTATTCAGCTCACTCCAAGAATTAGATACTAAAATTGAAGAAATTAAAGTAGAAGAGGTAAAAGATGCCAGTTAATAGTCAAGCACCTACTTTAGGAAATACTTTTATAGGACAAGGTTCATCTACTTCCCCTACAATAGGGAGTGGCAGAATGTTTCCTGTAAGAGTAACTGATATTTCTTTAAGTTCATCTACCCACCCACAATCCCTATTCCAAGTAACTAAAGGTTGGTCAGGTATTGGTTCTATAAGGTTTGAACCTTTAAATGAAGGAGGTATTCCTAAAGAATTTCCTCAAGGTAATATTGCTTTACCCTTAGATACTAATTTTAAAAAACTACCCTTAATTAATGAAGTAGTTTTTATTATAGCAGGCCCCTCTACTCGTATACTAGAAGAAGGAAATATCGATGCTATAGATTTTTATTATATAAATTCTGTTTCATTATGGAATAGTAATCATACAAATGCTTTACCCTCCTTAGGTTTCAATCAGTCTTCTACTACAGATAATGTTTCAGTAAACGATGTAGATAAAGGAATTGAAAATAATACTAACGATAAGGTAGAAGAACTTTCTTTAGGTAAAACCTTTCAAGAAAATGGTAGAATAAAAAATCTATACCCTAATGAAGGAGATGTTATTATAGAAGGTAGATTTGGTAATTCAATACGTTTTGGATCTACAGCTAAACAACCTGATAGTAGTAAAGAAGTTCAATCACCTTGGAGTACTGAAGGTCAAAATGGCTTACCTATTACTATAATTAGAAATGGTCAAAGTAAAGCAGATTTAAATTTTAATAACTGGTTTCCAATATATGAAGATATACAAGGTGATGATTCATCTATATATATGACATCAGGGCAAACTATACCTATTATGTTAGGTTCAACTAATTTTGCCTCATTTGGGGTAGATGCTCTCCCTGCGGCTAATACAACTAAATTACTACAAAACACCCCTGTAGATAACCCATTAGCTTCAAATAAGGAATCCGATAATACTGGAACACCTTTTGATATAGTAAACATAGAACCAGAATTACCAGAACCAGATGGCATATAAACCCGAATTTCCCTATAGAGGGAAGCAGATTATAATAGATTCCGATAGAGTTTTACTAAATTCTAAAAAGGATGCTACCTTTATTGTTGGTAGTAAAGCTGTTGGTATATCATCAGGAGGTACTATTAATTTAGATAGTACGGGGGATTGTATAATAAATTCACCTAATATTAAATTAGGATTAATTGCTAAACACCCTCTAGTAAAGGGGGATTTGTTACAAAATGCCTTACTTGAATATCTAACTCTTGTAAATGAAATTGTAGCTGAAAATTTATCTACAGCAGTAGATTCAGAAGGAGCATCTCTTACAAAAGTTCAATTAGCGGGGGATGGTTTAAAACAAGCTACCTCATCATTTATTAAAGGGTTAGGGGACATAGTCTCAAAAAATAATTTTACTCAATAATGGCTGGAATATTAAAACAAACAATAATTAAAACCTTTAATACCCTAGGTACTTTTGCTAAGGGAATTCAAGAAAAATCTTTAGTTCTTGTATATGGTGCCCCTATTGAAGTTAATATTGAGATTGATTTTACTGACAAAAATTCTATAGAAGAATATTTTAAAAAACTCCCTAAAATAACCCAAAGTCCAAGTTTAACTACTGTAAATAGGACTTTAAAAATTATAAACACTTATGATGTTTGTAATCCTTTAGAAGGTGCTATAAATATAGTAGCTCAAAATTTAATGAGTGGAGCTCAAGGAAAAATAAATGAAGTTATAAATGCCTTTAGGAGCACTAATATTGTAGACAGCCCACAACTCAGAGAAGCATTAGTTCCGGTCACTTTTGACTTAAAAACAGGAGAAGAAGTAATATCAATGACTTTCCAAACTACTAACAAGGTATCCTTGGTTGTTGCCTTTACAGGAGACGAAATAACAAATAAACCTAACATAATATCTAGAGGGTCTTATGTTACCCTTACTCAAACTGACGATCCTAAATCTAAATCCTTTTACATGAGAGGCTCAGTAGATAGATTTTTTGAAGTTAATGACCCCCTCCCAGGAATAGAATATATAATAAATGTGGATAGTATGGGACCTTCATCAGAACCCCCATATGAGAGAGATCAAAAAGGTAACTTAATTAAAGATTCTACAGGTCAACCAATACCCCAACAGTTTGTTCTTTGGCAGATAGAATCTGAATCTAAATTAACAGGTGATTCCCGTGAATTAGCAAAAGAATTAAATTCTTTAACTAATACTTTAAGGGAACTAGGAGTATCTGATTTAATTAGTGTGATCTCTACTTTTCCTAATTCGGGAAATTTTAGGAAAACGTTACAAGACGTAGAAAAGATAATAAATATTGTAGCACTACCCGCCGAAAATGTAGCAAATGTTACTGGTACGATAGCCCAAACCTTAGATGGTGGACTTACAACGGAGGAAACTATACTAAGAGTAAGAATTCTTAGAGATTTTTATCAAAAATTACTTCCCTATACTAACCTTTCGTTTTTAATAACTAATGTATTTAAAAAACAGGTAGAAGATATAAATAGTGTCTTAAGGGATGCGATCCCCTATAATGATTTAGCCAATGTAGTAAAATATGTATCTTTACAAACCCGAAATGTTTTAGGAATTATAAATGTAATATTATTAGGCCTTAAAGTTATTAATTCCATTATTAGAACCGTTATGGTTGTATTAAAGGTAGTTAAAGTTATTATTAAAATAATTAAAAAACTTATTAAATTTATCCCCGCAACATGGAGCACAATAGGAAGCATCCAAACTGTATCATCTGTAATAAAAAGTTGGGAAGAAGGGGTAGACAAGGCTTTATCTCAACTTAAAGAAGCTAGTTTAGTAGTAACTAACCTAATGGGGGCTTTAGCTTTAGTTAGAAGAGAACTCTTAGTTACCTTATCGGAATTAGCAAAATTTGCCCGTAAGCTAGAAAGTTGTGATAAACTAGACTCTAGCCTATCATCGGCAATGTTAGAAGCTAACAGAAATACCTTTTGGGCACTTAAAAATTTAATAGAAGGTGCTCCTCAAGCAGAAAATATTGGTGTTCGTAGTAAAAAAGGGGAAGAGGCTTTAGAAAGTGGCTACACCACATTTGTAACAGATGAAAATGGAAATATTATACCTCTCCCGGATTCGGTTTTTGGTTACGATGAGTTTGGAAATATAATTTTTATAGGTAACTTAACTTCTTTATCTACAGGAGTTAGTTTTGAAGATACAGCAGGTCAAAACCTTAGAAATAATTTAGAATTTTATACCTTTAATAAATTTAAAAACTCCCAACAACCCCTAATAGATCTTGCGAGACAGGTATTTATTGATAACCAAAAAGTAGCAGATCCTGAAGATAGATTTGGAAATTTTCAAGAAATTTACTTAGGGTATACTATTAAAATACAAGAAGAAATACCCCTCCAATCTACTTCAAAAACATTAATTAGAAGAAGAGGATTAGCCTTAGATTCAAATGGAAAAATAGTAACCTCTACCAATCTAACCTTTTCGGATAACTTAGCAAGTATAGTAGATGAAGTAAAATATAAATTAAGTAGAAACTTAGATCAAGGTCTTATAGGAATTAATACTACTGATAGAGGAAATAATGAAATTACGGATGGTGATGCTTTAAATGTTTCTGGTGATTTAGGAGCCAATCCTATAGGTATAAATAATGAAAAGGCCTCATCTAACAAAAGATCATCTAACAACATAGCAGGCCAACCTATAACCAGCATAAATGGTACTCCTATTAACCCAAATGAACCAACAAAATCCAGAATAGGTAACAACCCATTTATAAACGAAGATGTTGGAGATTCTTCCGCTACTGTTTTAAGTAACACCTCTTCTCCAAACAAAAATATTAGTTTAGGCAGTTTAATAAATCCCATTACAGATAGGGCTAATGAAGAAGATCCTGAACTATCCGCAGTTAGGGATATTTTTTCTACAATAGGATCAATAGACCCTATTCAAATATCTAAAATTTTAAGTAAACCTGGAAATGAAAACTTAACTGATGAAGAATTAGTTAGTAGTTTAAAAACATCCTTATTGTCTACACTTGATCCTAACCCTGATAAAGTAGAAGAGGTTAAAAAGAAAACTCAACAATGGTATGACGGTTTACAATCTCAAACTAAAATGGATTGGGAACAATTATTTTTACAAAATCAAGCCCGAAAGATCCCCGTTCCACCCTTCGAGATATTCTATGATAATGTAGAAAAAGAAGAATTACCTAAATGGATTAAATTTTTACTAAGGAATAGATATACTCAAACTGAAGTAGATTACGGAATTTCGCAAGATGAAATTAGAGACAAATATAAAATTGTTATTGGAGACGATGGTAAAGTAGAAATTAAATTAAGACCCGCATTTGGGAATAAAAATTAGCAAAATAAATATTTATAGACATGAAATTAGACGCCTTTAGAACAATTATTAGAGAGGAAGTAAGATTCGTGATTAAAGAGGAATTATCTTTGATTATGCAAACTCCTATTACTGAAACTAAGACAGTTAAAAAACCAGTTTTAGAACAAAAATCACAAAAACCTACATTTGCTGAAATGGTAAATGAGGAAATAATCAACCAACATCCTTCTCAACCTGTAAAATTAGAATCAACAGGAAACCCTATACTAGATATCCTAAATGAAACACAAGCCTCAGGTGAATGGAGAACTTTAAATGGAGGATATAATTCTACCCATGCTGCTGGATTCGCAGGGGGGATGCCTGCATCTACTACTAAAGTAGTAAATTCTGTAGAGGAAATGATGGTAGGAAAACAAGGAGCCCGTGATGTTACCCAAGTAGTAATAGATTCAGTACCCGATTTTTCAGGTGTAATGGGTAAATTAAAAGAACAAGGTAAAATATAATGGCATATATAGTAAGGAATGTTGATATTTTAGATCTTAACCCTAGTACGGGTGTAGGTATATCCCTACCATTTAATGGTCCTACGGGTATCAACACAACTTACACTACTAGAGAAGCTATAAAATCTAATCTTTTAAATTTTATTTTAACAGGTAAAAGAGAAAGAGTAATGAACCCGGCATTTGGATCTGGAATTCGTGATGTTATATTTGAACCTATGACGGATGATAGAATTGATCAAATTGAAAGCCTTATTTATGGGGGGGTCGAACAATATTTCCCTCAAGTTGTAATAGGGAGTTTAACTGTAGATTTATCACCTAATAATAATGCAATTGCTATATACTTAAAGTATTCGGTAGTTAATACAAATATTGAAGACGAACTTCAAATAAATATGAATAATGGCGGAGTCTAAACAAATACAATACCTAAATAAGGATTTTGATGGGTTCAAACAAAAACTTTTGGAGTTTGCACAAGTTTATTACCCAAACACCTACAACGACTTTTCGGAAACATCTGCAGGGCTTATGCTTATTGAGATGGCCTCTTATGTTGGTGACGTACTATCATTTTACACTGATAATCAAATTCAAGAAAATTTCTTACAATTTGCTAAACAAAGAAACAACTTACTTTCTCTAGCATATAACTCCGGATATTTCCCTCAAGTAACAAACGCTGCTACGGTTAATGTAGATATATATCAAACTATACCCGCTACAATTAATAGTGGTCTGATAACCCCAGATTTTAACTATGCAATGATAGTTGAAGAAGGATCACAAATCCAATCATCAAACAATACCTCTGTATTTTTCTACATAGAGGATAAAATAGATTTCACAATATCAGGAAGTGGAGATCCTACAGATATTTCTGTATATTCTTTAGATTCTAATAACCAACCCAACTTTTACTTACTTAAAAAGAAAGCTAAAGCAACAGCAGGTGATTTAAAAACAACCTCATTCACTTTTACTAACCCCGAAAGATTCTCTACAGTACAAATTGAAGATAATAACATAATTGAAATAATTAAAGTAACGGATAGTGATGGTAATAGGTGGTATAATGTACCTTATCTAGCTCAAGAAACCATTTTTGACCCCTCTACCAATATAGCCCAAAACAACCCTGAATTATATCAATATAATGAAACTACCCCTTATCTTTTAAAAATCAAAAAAGTACCTCGTAGATTCATACAACGATTTAAATCTAATAACACCTTAGAATTACAATTTGGACCTGGTATTTCATCTAACCCTGATGAAATTATTACCCCTAATTCAGATAATATAGGATTAGGATTACCTTATGGCCAGGATAAAATGACTACTTCCTGGGATCCATCTAACTTCCTATATACTAAAACTTATGGTTTAGCCCCTGCAAATACTACTTTAACAGTAGAATATTTAACAGGTGGGGGAGCTACATCTAATGTAGTAGCTCAATCCTTAACTATCTTATCCGGAGGGAATGTAACTTTTTTTGGGGATAATTTAGACCCAACTTTAGAATCAACAATTAGAAACTCTTTAGCATTTACAAACGACAAACCTGCTGTAGGTGGAGGGAACGGAGATACAAATGAAGACATTAGACTAAACGCTGCGGCACAATACCCTACCCAATTACGTACTGTAACTAAGGATGACTATGCGATCAGATCCTTATCTTTACCTTCAAAATATGGGGTTTTATCTAAGGTATATGTTACACAAGATAATTCTATATCTCCTAATACTCTAAACCCCGAAAGCTCGTATGATACAAATGCTTTATCATTATATGTGCTGTCAAGGGATAATAATAATAATTTAACTCTAGCAGATCCTGCTTTAAAAAGCAATCTAGCAAACTATTTAGGTGAATATAGAATGGTAACAGATGCTGTTACTATTAAAGATGCCTTTATTATAAACATTGGGGTTAATTTTGATGTTATAATTCAACCTAATTTTAACAATAGAGTAATATTAAATAATATTATTAATGCTTTAATAGTTTACTTTAATATAGATAATTGGCAAATCAATCAACCTATTCTATTAAATAACGTTCGTAATGTAATTGATAATATAGAAGGAGTTCAAACAGTTAAAAAATTAAATTTAGTAAACAAATCGGGAGTAGATAGCAACTATTCCGAATTTGCATATGATATTAAGGGGGCTACTATAAATGAGGTTTTATACCCATCATTAGACCCAAGTGTATTTGAATTAAAATTCCCTACTACAGACATACAAGGACGAGTAGTAACAAACTAATAAACAATGGCAGTATACAGAATATTTCCTGAAAAAGATGCTTTTATCTTATCCGACTACCCTGCACAAAACACAGGTAGAGATGAGGTATTAGAGGTTTCCAATATAAATGGTATAAACCAATTATCTTCGGCGGCTGGAGATTTACCTGCAGCTAGACGTTCATTAGTTCAATTCAAAACAACTGATATAAGCGACGTAATTATAAATAAAATAAGTGGTTCGGCGTTCCAAAGTAATTTAAATTTATACCTAGCATACGCTGAAAATGCACCACTAAATTATACTATCGAAGCATACGCCGTGACACAGTCATGGAATATGGGAACAGGAAGAATAAGCGATTCTCCTAAAACAACAGAGGGAGTGTCATGGAGTTGGAGACAAGAATCAGGTTCTGGGGCATGGACTTCAGAAGGTGGAGATTGGTTAACCAATATTTCAGGTTCACAAACATTTACTTATACAAGCAATAAAGATATTTCAATGGATGTTACTCCTATAGTTCAACTATGGAATAGTGGCTCAATTGATAATAACGGGTTTATAGTTAAGCTCGACGATAGTATAGAATTCTCATCTTCATACGTTGAAACTAGCTATTTCTCCATGGATACCCATACAATATACCCACCTAATTTAGAATTTAAGTGGGACGATTCATCATATTCTACTACATTGACTGCTGTAACTTCAAGTGATTTTGTTTTAAAATTAACAAATTTAAAATCTGAGTTTGAAGATTCAAGCATATATAATTTTAGATTAAAAGCAAGAGATACTTATCCAACTAGGGCATTTCAAACGTCGTCTGTATATTTGGATGCTAAAGCTATTCCTACATCTTCCTATTGGGGTTTAAAAGACCTTAAAACTGGAGAAATGGTGGTAGATTTTGACACCTCATACACAAAAATCTCTGCTGACAACGATAGTAACTATTTCACAGTTTATATGGATGGCTTAGAACCTGAAAGATATTATCAAGTGATGGTTAAAACTATAGTTGGAGGCGAAACCCTAGTAATTGAAGATAAAACAAACTATTTTAAAGTTGTAAGATAATGGCTAGACAAGAAGTAAAGCTAAATAAACAAGTATTTGGTAAGGTATCCTATCCTAAAGTTATTGATATAGAATTTACCCAACTGGTTAAGCCTGAAACAATACTCTCAGTGGAAGAACCAATGACAGTAGCTGAATTTTTCGCAGAGTATGATAGGCTATTTTTCGAAATCCCCCAAAGGGGAAACTTTGGAGCGCATGAAGAATTAATTAAAAGAAGTTCAAGTTATATAGGAGTAACAGGACAGTCTTCAGAAATTCAATCTTTATTAGATGAAATAAATGAACTTAGAAATCAATTATTATCATCACAACAAGAAATACTTAATTTGAGTACAAATATATAATATGGAGACAACTAGCATTACAAATAATCCTCCTGAAGAACTTATAAACCAAGATTATACTACCCAAGATACTACATTACTTAATGAGTATGAGGTAAGTAGGGATTTTGGGGCTGAACAGGATGTTGTTGAATACCATGTATTCTCCAATGCTAATTTACTTTTAAATTCAAATTATAATTATAAAGGATACCAAACCCAACTTACAACAAAAGATACTTCCTTATTTACTACTTTATATTTAGACCCTCAATTCGATTTAAATCAAGCAGGATATACTTTAGGGAAATATAATGTAGGGTATTTTTTCTATAGAACTCTATTTTTAAGCAACACTAATAGGAGGTTTTTTATAAAAGAAATATCCCAAGATAGAACTGAAATAAAAATTACAACTAACGACTTATCCTATGATGCGTTAGGTACATCTTATTTTAACTATATAGCTTCAAAACAAGGTAAAAGTTTTTACTCGGATCTACTTCTTAATTTTGGGGACAATCAAACCTTAATAGCAGTAAATACTTTATTAGATACTGCTAATACTACTGAACCTGGCATTTTTATTAAATTATATGAACCACTACCGGCTAAATATGATTTAAAAAATACATTATGGTGTGTTGAGGAAGTATCTGAACCAATATCATTTAATGTAGATATCCAATTTACGTCTGAAGATGTAGAAGAGAAAATTTATTTAAGAGGCCCAAATACTAATATTGAGCTAAACAATAAAACTAATGTACCAACTAGCTATTTAAATATAGCTAATATACTATCTACAGAACAAACCTCATCATACCAACAAGTAAAATCTTATTTAGAGGAAACTAGTGTTGAGATTAACATAGACCATACCGAATACTCAAATTTCGTCCATTTCTCCTCAGCTACTGAAAGGTTAGAAAATTTTAAATATAAATTAACTTTAATTCAAAACTACCAAAACGATATAAATTCGTTAAAAGGTATAGATGTTTTAACAGATAATACTTTTATATCTTCTTCTAAATCTACTATACAACAAAACATAAATACCCTAGTAGAGAAATTTGATAATTATGAATATTTCTTATATTTTAACTCAGGTTCAAAATCCTGGCCAAAATCAAATGATCTCCCCCCATATGACAATGTAGAGGTAAATGTAACTGCTTCATTAGAGTGGTTTGGTTCTGCTGCAGAGGATAGTGATTGGTATGGTGGTCAAATATTATCTGCCTCTTTCTACGATGCTGAAAATAGAGATTATATTTGGAATACTCTACCTTCATATGTTAAGGATGATGCTCAAAATCAAAACCTAGAGCTATTAGTAGCAATGCTAGGTCAACACTTTGACTATATATGGTCCTATTCTCAAGCTATTACTAGCCTAAAAGATGCAGACAATAGACCTGACTATGGTATATCTAAAGATATGGTAGCGGATTCACTTCGTTCTTTAGGAATCAAGCTATATACTAGTAATAGAACTAATGAAGATATTTTCTCTGCTATTTTAGGAATCTCACCTTCTGGGTCACTTGTACCGGATACAGGATCTTTAAGAGTAGAAAACTACATATCAGCATCAAACGAAGCCATATCCTACGATGATGTCAATAAAGAAGTATACAAACGTATAAATCATAACTTACCTTACCTACTTAAGGCTAAGGGTTCATATAGGGGTTTAAGAGCTCTTTTAAACTGTTTCGGTATATCTGACACAATTTTAAGAATAAACGAGTATGGGGGTAATAGAAAAAATACAAGAGAAGTAAACCAATATTTCGAACACTTTGTTTATAATCTAGATACAAGAGGTTCAAGCTCTGTAGAAGTACCTTGGTTACCAACTTTAATGCCTATTGTTCCTGATTATTGGGAAGAAATAGACCAAGACTGGAACAACATCGAAGGGTGGTGGAATGGTGTTTTAGCTGAAGATCAAGTACCTGATACAGTTGAATTTAGATTTAAAACTAAAGGTATACCTTCCGCAAGTCATTATACTCAATCCCTATTTCAAGTAAATAATAGCGATTCTTCCTCACAATTTGGGGTACAATTGTTATATCCTTTTTCCTCTAACTCAGCTTTACCAGGTACACAATATGATGTGTATGGTGAATTAAGATTTATACTCTCTGGTTCCCAAGGATATGCTTCTACAGATCCTATCTACTTACCATTTTTTAGTGGTAGCTGGTGGAATCTAAAATTAAATAGAGGGATAATAGGTTTAAATTTAAATCAAACAGGGTCCGATCAATCCTACGAACTAATTGTAAAAAATACAAATTTAGATGATAGTAAGGACCGTTACATCCAATACCAAGCCTCACAAAGTTTATCTATAGATGGAGCTACTTCATCTTCATATAATAATTCTTGGAATAACTACACATTCTCCTCAGGTAATCTAGATTTATATGGTTATTTAGGTGGTGCTAGTAGTAGTAACGTTATAGCTCAAGATGGGATAATATTTGATGGTTACTACCAAGAGTTTAGATATTGGATTTCAAATCTATCTCAATCTACATTTGACCAACACGTTATTAACCCAACTTCCTATGTAGGTAATGATATTACATCTTCATATTACAACTTAATTTATAGATTACCTTTAGGAAACTACTCTAAAATTTCAGGTTCTAATGGGGATGACAAAGTAACTACGGTTCACCCAATGTCAACCGGTTCCCTTGCACCAACAGCTTCATTCTTAGGTACGGGTTCCTCTACAATAGATTATGGTATTATAACTAATTTTACTACTAATAGTTTTGTAAGTGAAAGTAGAGTAGATTTAATCCAAGCAGCTGATATAGGGGCATATGCCCAAAACGAAAATAAAATTCGTACCAAAAACTACCCTATAGCCTCAGGTTCTATATTATCTCCTTATATTACAGTACAACAACCTCTAATAGATGGCTTTACAACTGACTTAGATAATTTAGAAATAGCAATTTCACCCCAAGACAGCATAAACCAAGATATAACTAACCAAATTGGTTTCTTTGACATTGATGCCTATATAGGTGATCCAAAATTAGAATCGTCATCTTCCTACCCAGATTTAAATAAGTTAAGAGATTTTTACTTTAAAAAGTATACTAAACAACAAAACATATACGATATAGTTAAACTTATATCTTACTTTGATAGTTCTTTATTCAAAATGATTAAAGATTTTGTACCTGCAAAATCATCATTAAGGACGGGTCTTGTGATTAAACCTCACATGCTCGAAAGAAATAAAACAGAAAAATTTCAACCCTCCTTTACCTATATAGACCATAGTGGGTCTATAGATATGATTAGTGTGGTTGGTTCAACCCCAATGGGGATACCTTTAGATACAACCTATACAGGCTTAGTCCTAATCCCTTCAAGTTCCTCAAACACTATTACGGCTTCTGGAGTGCTTTATAACTTTACAGATAATAGAGAACCCTTTACAGGTGAATATAGTGGTAGTGAATTAACAGTATACTCTCAGCCTACTACAAGTATTGTAATGGAGA